CGCTGAGTACGAATTTTGAGCATGGAAGAGCAAGTCATCCAGGAGACACCCGTGGTGACTCCTGCCCAGCCCGTGGCTGGAGCCGACACCGCTCCCCAACCTGACAATTCAGCCGCCCTGAAAGCGGAATATGAAAGTCAGCTTGCTGCGTTGAAAGCACAAGCCGTTGAAGCCGAGGAAAAATTCCAAGGCATCAAGGCCAAACTCGACGAGGTCTACAAGAAGCAGGACGACCAGCGCAAGAAAACGCTGGAAGACCAAGGCCAATGGAAAGACCTCTGGGAGGAAGCCAACAAGACCGCCCAAGAAAAAGACCAAGTAATCGCCGACCTCCAACGCCAACTGGAGGACCTGCGTACATCCAACGAACAAGCCGCCGTAAAAACAAGCGCTCTATCCGCAATTAGCCGCGCTGGAGCAATCAACGCCGAGCAAATGCTCCAGTTGTTGCAAAACAACCTGCGTAAAAACGACAGCGGCAGTGTCGTTGTCTTAAACGGCGGCGTGGAACAAGACATCAACACCTACCTCTCCAACCTAAAAAATCCCGGCTCTGGATTTGAGCACCATTTCAAACCAAGCAGTGCCGCTGGAATGGGTGCCAAGCCGACACCTAACTCCACGATTGCCCCTGGAATGGCTAACCCATGGAAGGAAGGTAGTATTAACTTAACGAGGCAAATGGCCTTGGAAGCCTCCGACCCTGATCTCGCAGCCGTGCTGAAGAGAGAAGCGGGTCGGTAAGTCCCCGTGGGACACCCCCAATTCAGGTCTGTGACTTGACCCAAAACCCACCCATCTGGAGATCTTGAAGTGGCCGCACCATTTCAGAACTATTCCGGCGGTGTCCTTCTCGCGGATATCGTCAAGCGCAATAATCTCAGCACCTACGTGTCTGAGGCGATCAAAGAGCGCAGCCTGTTCGTAAAGAGCGGCGCCGTTGTTCGCACTCCTCTGCTGGATGCCCGCGAAGGCGGCACCCGCATCCAAGTCCCCGAATTCAACCCCGTGTCTCCCACTGAGGAGATCATGAACGGGACCGCAACCTGGGGCACCAGCAACGCCGGCTATCTGACCCCTCAGAAAATCGGCACCGCCACCCAGATTGCATCCATCTGCCATCGCGGTTTCGCGTATGCAGTGGATGACGTTGCAATGCTCGCCGCTGGGGAAGATCCCATGCTGCACATCCGCAACCAGCTTGCTGATGCAATCAACAAGCTGAACAGCCAGCGTCTGTTCAGCCAGCTCTACGGCCTGTTTGGTGCCTCTGACACCAACAACGGCCCTCTGGGCGCCAACGGTCTGTACAAGGGCAAAGGTGCCGCTTCTGGTGCTACTGAAGTCAACTTCCTGACCGGCGCCACCATCGCTGAAGCCCGCGCCAAGCTGGGCGAGCGCGGCGACGAGCTGGACATTCTGGTGGTTCACCCCTCGGTGGGCTTCTACCTGTATCAGGTGGGTCTGCTGACCTTCTCTACCTCTGCACTGGCCGCCTCTGGCGCCGTGACCTGGGGTGGTGGCGGCGTGGGCATCGGTGCCCGCAGCATCGGCGAGTTTGCCGGCTGCCGCGTGATCATCGACCCGCTGGTGAACACCGTTGCCCCTGGCGACTCTGGCGACCAGCGCGAGTTTAACTGCTATCTCGCAAAGAGCGGCACGATTCTCGAAGGTGTCCAGCAGGACCTCCGCATCGAAGCCGACCGCAACATCCTGTCCAAGCAGGACGTGCTCTCGGTCGACTACCACGGCGCCTACCACGTGATGGGCACCAAGTGGACCTCCGCTTCGGACAACCCGACCAACGCCCAGCTGTACGACAAGGACAACTGGACCGCCACCTACGACATCGACCTGATCCCCCTGGTCCGCATCGTGGTGAACAGCCCCCTCGACACCAGCACCATCTGATAATCAGAGTGCGTGTAGCCCGGCCCCACTTCGGTGGGGCTTTTTATTGGCGCTACACTGAAACAAAAGCGTGCTAAGTAGCTGTGCCTGCGACGATCAACGCCACTTTGAGTAGCGCGTCGGCCAACAGCTACGTGACGCTTGCGGACGCTAATAGCTACTTCGAGACCGTCCCCAATTCTGCGACGTGGACGGACAAGACCGACGACCAGAAAAACCGCGCTCTTATCAGCGCCACCCGCTGGATCGACAGCCTGAATTTTTACGGCGACCGCTGCAACGCCGACCAAGCCCTTAAGTGGCCCCGCAATAATTACGACGTCGACAACATCACGCTGTCCTGCTCAGTCATCCCATCTCAAATCAAGTACGCCACCTACGAACTGGCACGAGCACTAGCCAACGACACCGACGCCATCACTAACACCGAAAGCGACCCAGACGAGCTGTACCAAGAAGTCACCCTCGGCGACCTCAAAGTCCGCTACAAGGACAGCAAAGTCGACAATCCAATCAACAACATTTTCGACGTCTACCCCTGGCTCCAGTCATACCTTGGAGCGTATTCCGCAGGCGGCGTCGGCGGTTATCAACTCCGCGTCTTTAGAGGTTAATCATGAGCCTCGTCGACTCTACATTCGCCTCAATTCCCGCCCGGCTGCTAGCCGACTGGGGTCAAAACATTACCTACCTAAAATCCAATGCCAATCCCACCTACAACACCACCACCGGCGTAGTCTCTGGGGCTGACACAAGCCTGACGGTTCGTGCCCTGATCTTCGAGGCCAAACCCGAAGAGTTTGAGGGCGCTTACCAAACCACCGACCTAAAAGTAATCATCGGCAATGCAGAACTTGGTACATACGTTCCAAGTGTCCGCGACCGCATCCAGTACAGCCAAAACGGCAGCACAAAAACGGGGCGCATCATCATGTGTAAAACCTCCCGTGGCGAAAATCCCGTAGTCCACTCCATCCTTTTGAGGCCCCAATAATGGCAAGACGTAACGGCGGGTGGGACTTATTGAAAGAACTAGACCGCGTTGCTGCGACAACGATATACAACGGTCCTAAGCGTGCAGCGGAAAGGATTGTGCGCGAACTACAGGAACGTGGTCCGGCTTGGACAGGAGAATTTTCCAACTCTTGGCAAATAGAAACACCCACAACAGTAAAACGCGGATCTGGCGCACCTGGAAATCCCGTACCTATCGTTACTCCTCCGTTAACAGGACAGCAGGTAACTAGATCTATCGGCAGTAAAGACAAAATTGTTTTCCGCATTAGCAACTTCTCGCCTCATGCAGATATAGCTACCGACGTTGAACCGGGTGTGTTTGTAGACCCGGGCACTGAACCTCTAAAACCTGTTCTTCCCGAGAACACAGGTAAACGTCAAAAAGGAATCCGAGGTCTTTTGACAGGACAAGGAGGTAATCAGCGCACAGCCCCTTACAACTGGTTCGGACTATATTTGCGCGGAGGAGCTTTAGATAAGGCAATCGAAGTTTCTATGAGGTCTATCCGCTGATGAACTACCAAGCTGTCCGCGCCATTTTTGAGGCCCCGCTTTTAACGGCGTACAACAATTTGTCGCCTGCGGTTCCGGTCTACTTCGACAACGTGATGAACGACGACGCGGATAGCGCTGAAGAGTTCGTCCACGTCAACATCCAGTTCGGCCTTACTACCGAGCTGGCACTAACAACAAACCCGGACAACATTCGTGGTGTGATCGTCGTTCGCACGTACACACCCAAAGATCGCGGGCCAGCCCGCAATCAAACACTAGTAAACGTCGCAACAACTGTCATCCAAACAATCAACGCCACCGCAAAACCAGCGACCGGCGTATATGCCCGCACTGGTCCCATCGAAGGCCCTACTTTCAGTCCTAACTTCGGTGGAACAACCCCAGACCAACAATCGCGCCGGGCATTTATGCCGTTCTTTATTTCACGAATCGAAGCAGGATTCCAAGCGCAGGTGATCTCTTAATACTGAACTGCAGTGGAGCTAACCTGTATTAAGCCGGGCTGTGCCCGCAACATTGTCCACCCATAGGTAACTACCGATGGCCACCGTTCTGTCGGGCACCTCCGGCGCCCTGTACTACTCCCCTGCTGGCACCACCGCCACCTTTGGCGAATCCGCCGTCAACGACACCACTGATGTGATCACCGTTGACGCCTACTTGAACTTCAAAGTCGGCGATCCCGTGAAGTTCAGCGTTGTAAACACCGAAACCGGCGCTGCTGGTACTGGCACTCTCCCCGCCGGACTGACCGCAGGCACCACCTACTACGTCATCGGCTACACCGCCTCCACTGGAGCGCTGACCATCTCC